ATATTCAATTCATCCAACACCAAAGTATAGTTAAATTTTCTTCCTGTTTGGGGGTCCGTTAAATTTACCTCATAATCGGGTCCGAATGCTGTATTCCTTAAGAAAATTAAAATGGCTTCAACGTCACCTGTTAATAATTCATCGGGTTTTAAATCTGTTTCATATAACTTATTTCTTAACAAACTTAAGACAACACTTTCTCGATTATTTTGTGATGTGTTTAAAATTATATTTTCATCGGATGCAGTTAAATATCCAATTTTAACCGCCTTTTTTTTATTTTTATAAAAAATACCACCAGAGGGTAGAGACACAACATCATGTGGTAAGTTAAAATTCATTTGTCCGTAATTTAATACTTCTTGTTCCATAAATTGTTTTTATGAAAAAAATAGACACATTTACTAAAAACTAAATAAAAAAATCCCATAACACATAAGTGCTTGGGATTTTTTCTAATATAGTTATGTTTTTAGTAAACCAATATACAACGGTCCATTCTCATAGACGCTGAAATTGTTGCCAAACCATCTGTGTTATAAGCCAATGAATCGAAGTTAACATCAGTTAAAAATGTTCCTTCTAAAATCCATTTCTCAACAACAACACCAGTTGGGTCAAGCATCTCCAAGTCCACATTTTTCTTGTAACCCGCAGCATAACCCATACGACCTGTAACAGATTCTGCACAAAGACGAACCCACTCCATAAGTGCTTGTGAAGCGGAAGGACCAATTGGGTCTCTGAATTTAACACTAATTGGTTGCCAATTGAATCGTCCTGCAACATATGTTGATGTGTTTAAGAAAGGTATTTCAGTTGCCGCAACTTGTATATGTGGTCTTGCAGTTGATTCTACAAACCATTCGTTGATACCCAAACTTGACGGAAATCTCAAGATAAACCTATTTTGTCTTTTAGGTTCGTATGGTATGGGCATTTTCATTAATAAATCAGCCATTTTATTTAAATTTTTAAGTTTAGTTTATTGTTTTATGATAAATATTATCAAGTTTATTTTTTTTAATATTTTCTTTTTATTCCGCCAGCGGTTGAGTATGTTTGAAGAATATTATCGGGTTCTTGTTCAAAATGTTTTTTCATAGTTTCAACATTTCTTAAGTCATCATCTGAAAATCCAACTGTTGGTTCTGGTATGAAATTATTACTCACATCATTTTTCAAAAAAGCCTTTTTACCAATTTCTTGAGATAGGTTTTTTATGTAAGAAATAAACTCTTTCATAGCCCTTATTTTACCTTCTTCAGGACTTGTAGCCGAACCTTCACCATATGATACAGGATAAAATTTACATAAATCCAAATACTCATTCAGAATTTCAACTCTATCTTGTTTACCTGAATAACCCGCGATATCCCTATATTTTTCAAGATTTTTGAGTAATTCGGTGTAAGAAATACCATCTTTTCCTGATAATATTAAATTATAACAAGCCTCTCTTAATATAGAAGGTGTATGACCTCTTGCGGTGATAATTGCGAAAATCGAACCGTTATTGATTGCTTCAACGAAGTCTGACCATGCTGGCCCAATTTCTGCCGTCATCGCATCAATTACAAACTTTTTATCTCCTTCTACATTGAAATTTCTGAATGGTCTTTCTCCGTATCCAACAATTATATTATCTTCGTATTTGAATTCTTCCGAACCTATTTTAGAACGGTAATGAGCGAAATCTTCCGTGGACATACCAACTTCTTCACCATCCTTTGTTTTTAAAATGATTTTAGTCGGCATTTTCATAATATTATCATCCCAATCAAAAGCATAATACTTCATGTCAGGAGTACCAGCTTCCGTAATCCCTTCGGACACGGAAGCCAGTTTTGTATTTAATCTCCTATTAATCATTTTGATAACTTTTGAATCAATCTTTCCAATTGTGCCTCAGAAACCACGATTGACTTTGGTCTTTTCACTTCTTCTGAAATCACTTTTTTATTTTTATTTTTCATAAATTATCCTTATACGTTTTCAAACGATGCTCCAGTCGGAGTAATGTAGAATGTTATGTCGATGAACTCTAACGCTCTTGTTGGTTTGATATAAATTGAACCAACAAGTCTGTTATTATCCAAATCTTCAGGTGTATTTCTAACTGTTACTCTGAAATCATAAAGACCTCTATCTCTTCTGATTGAATCCAAGATAGGATTAACCGAATCCAAGAATTGTTGTCTTACGATATCGTCGTTTTGTTCGAATAGTAATCTTACAGAAACCGCTGAAATCAACTTACGAGCTTGTAATAACAATCTTCTAACGTTAAGTCTATCAAGTGCTGACTGAGCGATTTGTAAAGTTTTATTACCCCAAATTACAGTTCCAACATCTGAGAAAGTTGCAATTGGATTGATTCTTCCTTCGTAAAGAACATCTCTGTCTTCTTGAGAAAGTTTTCTTCTCGCTTTAACACCATTAACAAGACCTCTTGTGTAACCCGCGGTTGCAAACCAAGGGAAAGCGATGTTGTCGGTAAGTGCTAAGTTTCTCGTTACTTCCGCAGTTGGTGGTATGTAAAGTTGTGTATTTGTAACACTATCTCTTGTCAAAATCCAAGGATAGTAGGTTGCCGTATAGTTTGAGTCGATTGCTGAATCAATTAAATTATCTACCGCAGTTTGTGGGTAAAAAGCATCTTCTTGGTCAGATGCAGAAGGAACGAACATTTGAAAATCAGGGGTTGTTGTAATGTATACAGAATCCGCTCTGTCTATTTCCGCAATATTAATTGCTTGATTAACCAGTAACAAATTATTTACATAATCTATACCTGGAGTAACAAATACATTTATATTCAACGCCTCAGGATTTGCCATAGACTGCATACCTAACAAATATGCGTAATAGTCGGTATTTGCATAATCAACTGAGTTTTGGTCTACAGTAATAGATTTGAACATACCTTGACCTGAAGCGTTTGGATATCTTGGATTTGAACACGCCCCTTTTTGGTAACTAGAACCTCCAAGTATGAAACTATCTGTATTTGTTCTAGATTCACGATAAATATCCCAACCATCGAAACCACCTGCCGGTACGACTGTGAATTTCCTTGAGAAGGTTTTGAAATAAGGGTCTGTTTGGACAGTAGGTTCTGATTGGAAAGTTCCAACTCCTACAAAAAACTCAGGGGTACCGCTTGTTACGAATTCAGATGAAATTGTAATAGCACTAGCCTCTTTATCCATGTGGAAACCTCTTGTTTTATAAGTCCAAGATGGGAAATCTTCAGTAGTACAAAGTGAGCCACTGTTAACACCGCCTTTATAATCCATAAAGTCAATGTCAATTCCTATTTTGTCACTTACACCCAAGAATGTTCTTCTCAAGTTGTCACCGTTACTTGTTAAACTGTAACCAACACCTACAGGTGTGTTAAATGGTGGTTCAAAAATAACTTCACCAGGTATGTCATATTTTGTCTTGTAAATTAAATATGGTGATTTAAAATAAGTAGCTCCGCTATATTCTCTTGTAACATAACCTTCGAAACCGCAAGGTAATGAATCTGAAGGAGCATCTGGATTAACTTCAACCATCACAAACTTAGATTTTAGAGGATACTCACCATCCGTAGTTCCTACTTTATTACCAATAAAGTTATTTAAACTTGGGTTCATAGAACATTGAGAGAATTTTTCAATCACAGTAGGATTTTGGTCAGTATCATAGAAATCTCTCACCAAAACATCAAAAGTACCATTTACAAACGACATATTAGACAATGAGATTTTAACTTCTCTGTTTGCAGAATTACCATCTGAAATTGTTTTGAATTTAAACAATTCATATACTGTGTTACCTCTTACTTCAGAAACAATCCAAGGAGTTTCTGGTGTTTGATATCTTTCTAAATAATTACCTATTGAGGTTGTTGAACCACTTCTTGCAGAATTTAATGGTATTAAATTACAACTTAATCCTCTAAGATATCCTTTATTGTATGCCCAATACAATAAATTAGTATACTCTTCTTCAACAAATAAAGGAACTTCCGATTTTGGTTTCTCGAAATTACCATTACCAAATACTTTAGATAGGTTATTTGTTGCAGTGTTGCTTAAAGAAGTTTCGAAATCAAATGTTGTAGAATTTTTAGTAGTACCAGTGATTTTAAATGTTGAGAATGGATTTGAGTTAACCGCTGAATAAACTCCTGTACATACCATAGACACATCAGTTAATCCTGTAACTTCATAAACAGGTCCTGTATCGCCTACATATGTAGATATACCTCTAGACCTTAGAGTAGCAACAACCAAATTATCATAATCTGAGAATGATACGCCACTAAAATCAAATGGATAAATGTCAATATCACCTTCCCAATATGTACCAGCGTTAAAAAACCCTCCACTACCTTGTACAGCATAGAATGAATATCCTTGGTACACTCCACTTGTATTAGTAAAGTTATTATAGAACCAAGTATCATTATCAGAATCGGTTAAGGTGTTTGCGGATAATGGGATACCATTCACCCCAAAAACATTAGTCGATGCGGTGTAAGTAGATAAAGACCCGTAAGTTGCATCATCAACTGAACCCCAAAAATAAATAATGTCAGTAGTAGATGCTGCAGCATTATCTATTTTATATTGTATAATTTCTTGGAGAAATTGTGTTATATCTTCTCTGTATGTTGACGTACTTCCGTCGGCCTTTGTATAAGGAACATCAAGATTGTTATCAATATTAGAATACCCTGTCGCGTCAAATTCATATGTATAATCATTAACCGCCGATGTTCCTGACGTTTCTCCAACCGCACTAAAATTAATACTTGTTAACGGAGTAACCGAACCTGAGAATCCTACTGTTAATGGGTCAACATTTGCAATTGTTTTAATTGACCATGATGGACCCGCATCATAACCTGATAAACCAAGAATTCTTGATACAAATAATTGATTTGATTGTTGTAAATATGCTTTAGCGATATAACTCGCCTCATATTTAGGAATTTGTGTATTCACAAATTTTTCTGGTGAAGTACCACCAAAAATTGTTTGAAATTCGTCGTAGTTTGCTATGAAAATTGGTTCGAAGGCCGGACCTTTTAGTGTCTCACCAACAATACCCAATGTAGTCACACCAACACTAGAAGCAACGAAAGATAAATCAACTTCAGATGTGTAAACCCCAGGAGAAACGAAAACTTTAGTGTTTGCCATTTTTTTTGAGTTTTTTAGATTTATTATTTTCTCAATAAATATTATAGAAAAAACCAAAAACTTTACTATCTACAAAATATTTATAAATTAGGTAGATTATTTTCTGCCTTTTTTATCTTATGGATTCTAAAGACTCAGAAGTAAAAAATTTAAAGATTTCTAAAGAAGTTCACGACATCTTAAAAAGGTATTGTGACAAACGAGGTATAAAAATTTATCGTTTTTTAGAAAGCATTATTCGCGAAAAGTGTGAAGACAAAAAAGACATTTACGGAGAAAATTAACTATTGTTAAATGCTTCGAAACTGATAATAGATTCTAAATTATTATCATTTTTTGTTACAATAATTTTCAACACATCATTTGTGCTTATTTCTAATGTGGTCAAATCTGACCCATAAAAGTCATTATTAATGTAAACATCAAATGAAGTAACATTAACGGTATTAAGAAGTGATAAATTATCCGATAAATTAAATGTTTTACTAACTTCTGTTGTTCCCGATGGAAAAGATAAAGTTATTTGTGTTTGCTCAACAGGTTCGTTTCTACCTTTAGTTTTTTTAGTTATAATTTTTCCATCTGTTTCGAAAACTTGTATAAATCTATTTACCGCAGGACTAACTGTAAATTCTTCCTCATCAATTAAGAATCCCAACATTATAAATTCATAACTCTGAACATAATATTTTCTTTTATCCAAATCCATTACAGACTCATCACTGATGTTATTCCATATAATAGGAATGTAGTGTCCTTTAATCACTGTATATGCTTGTCTTGATGCAAATTTTCCGAGAACTACTTGATTAAATCTGTTTAACTCCCTCATTCTATTACACACAATCTTTACTTGGTATGTAATATCAACAGGTATTGGTTGAGGTATTTTATAAACATCCGCACCTAATTTTTTTCCGTCCCATGTTGGTACTGTAGCATAGAAATATTGTTTTCTATTTGGTATGTTATATAATAAAGCAGGGTTTGTTCCAAACTTTACTTCAGGCGTTCTTACTGTTGTAACAAAAGGAGGTTTTACGTTGAAATCCAAATCAACGAAGTTCCAAGTTTCGGTAAACTGAGCCCAATTCTGTGTTGTTATTATTATATCCACTGTTGGTACTGTCGTACCATCAACAACTATTCCCAAGTCATTTTTTACAAAATCCAAAAAACCCCTATCCAAATCCGCATGTAATATCGATTTAGGTAAGAATGTACCATCTTGATTAATTTTATCCAATAACTCCTCTCTTCTCGGAAATAAAGTTTTTGGGTAATTAAGTGGTATATGTTTTTTAATTTTTTTTGGGAATCCCATTTTATAATCCTCTAAATTCGTTATCCGTTACAGGGGCTGCGGTAATTGTTCTGTAAAATGGTTTGTATCCAGCATACGTATGTTTGTTATCTGAAACAATACGACCATCATCTATCACAGAATAATATCTAACTCTTGTTTCTGATTCATAATATCCGATATAGTCACCAAATGCTATGTCAACACCCAATTCTTGTAGATGTTTTGAATACACAGACACTTTTAAATTACCTGGTTCGGTTTGTTCAATTTTTGAATTACCATACGCCTTATTTGTAGGGGCGGCAACTTGAACATATCCTTTGAATTCTATTGGTGGGTCAAACTGAATTCCGTCTTTTAGGGTTTCACCATAGACATCGTCCTTTTTTGTTTTGATTCTATTGACACGATATAATACTAAAGTAAAATTCATGTCACCCTCCAACCACTCTGAACCCATATCAATGTCCAAATCGTAGTCTTCAGCACCAAAAAATTTACCTAATCTCGTAATTGGGACTTTCTTAGCCATAATATTGATAAATATTTGTTATTTACTTATTTTTGGTTATAAAACTATTTTTTTGGAAGGCGTATTCTCAATAGAACAAAAGGCGATTGATATTTTATCCTCTTATGAAGGAGGCAATAATTTTATATTGAGATTAAAACAACAACATTTGGTTAATAAAAAGTTCTTTCCAACAAGAACACAATCAGATTATATTATCACATATCATAACGAAAAACCAAAGGTTGCCAAAAAGTGGGTTGATTTAGACCCCTATTTTGCAAGAAAGTTTGCTGACGAAAAATTGTTTCGTGAAGTTCCTGATAAAATCTACGTAGAAAAACTTTTGGTAGAAAAAGAAAAATCTTATCATATTTGGGGAAAGTTTTTTGAATCTGAGCATTTAAGTGACTTTTGGGTTCCTAAAGGAGCATTGATTAAAACTCACACTGTAGAAAAGGTTGATATTGATTATTCAAAGTATAATCATAGACCACCACTTTCACATCAAAAAGAAGCGATTGAGAAATTAGCGGGTAGTAAGAGATTTATTTTGGCGGATGATATGGGGTTGGGTAAGACCACCTCGACTATTATCGCGGCTTTAGAGTCAGGAGCAAAAAAGGTATTAATTATTTGTCCCGCATCACTTAAAATAAATTGGTCAAGGGAGATTGAGAACTATACGGATAAGTCAATTTATATATGTGAGGGTAAGAATTTCTCATCAGACCACGATTTTGTTATCGTTAATTACGATATCATCAAAAACTTTCACGACATCAAAGATAAAGAAACCTCACAAATTATTAATTCTAAGTTTGATTTAGTTATTATTGATGAAGCCCATTACATTAAAAATTCACAAGCCCAAAGAACAAAACTAATAAATCACTTTGTTAAGAATATCAATAGATTGTGGTTGTTAACGGGAACCCCAATTACATCTCGTCCAATTGATTATTATAACTTGTTATCTTTGGTTGAATCTCCTGTGGCTCAAAATTGGATGGCATATGTGATTCGTTTTTGTGAAGGGTATCAGTTTAGAGCGGGTCAAAGAAAAGTATGGAACGTAAATGGTGCATCTAATTTGGATGAACTCCGTGAGAGAACTTCAAAACAAATACTTCGTAGATTAAAAACTGATGTGTTAGATTTACCTGAAAAGATTATAAATCCTGTTTATTTGAGATTAAAATCACGGGAGTATGA